ACGCGTAAGCGCTGGGAACGGTCAATAGTCTGCGCACGGACGCAACGCGGACGTGAGACTTTGGACGTAGGCCCAGACCCCGTAAGGGGTGGATTCATTTATCACATTATTTCATAAAACAATTTATCAAATAATTATTCTTCCGACTTATCATCGCTACCTAGATTTTTGATTACCCATCTATCCTCAGATAATTTAGTCCTGTCAGGTTCTGAATTAGAGAACACAATAACTCTAGGACTGTTAAAACACTTTGTTCCTGTTTCATACTTCGTATTACATATTAGACCATTTTTAATTGATTCTATAGCAGCATACGATACATTGTTCCCTTGGTTTCTTGGAATATCAAATATTACACATTCACACGTGTCCATATCAGCATTAAAAACTAGATTTATAATGTCCGCATATTTTCCAGACGAACAATACAAAACTTTATGTTTAACTACCATATATTTAGCGAATGCCGACTTGCCTGTATTTCCTTTTTCATCATAATACCAATGGACAGTCCGGTCGTCAGAAGAAGAGGCCGTTAGGAGTGCTTCAGCATCTTTTTGCCATGGGAATAAAGTTTCGATAACTTTTATTGCCCGTGGAAAACCGTGGGTCCAGTATGTTCCATCTTTTTTACAATATTCTATTAGTGCCGTTTCATTTCTAACAGCTCTAAAACTTGCTCTTGCGAACCCTGGTTCTTTTGCTAAACTTGTTATCCGTTGTTTTTTTAACAACGAAATAAAACCTTGGATATGGGGGGTTCCGGAATCACCGATTTCAAACCCGAAAATTGCTTTTTTACATATCGCTCTAATAGTTTCTTTAACCTGGCACACTTCTTTATCAGTATAGTTGTTTATTACAAAGTCATACTTATAAATGGGGTTAGGAGAGGAGGAGGATGAGACATTATTACCATCCTCCTCCTTGGAACACTTTGGCACACTTTGGCTCATTTATATACGTATCAAAGATTATTTCTTTAAGCCTTAACACACTCTCTTATTTCTTTTTTTCATTCTCAAATTAAAATGTTTAGGGAATATATAACATGGCCAAACGAAAACAAAATCGGCGCCCCCGTAGGGGCGCAAAGCGCGCCGCAGCGCGCAAGCCTACAAAGAACTTTAAGAAAAAGGTTCTTTCAGTTATTAGACAACAGGTAGAGACGAAACAGGGTTTTATCGGTCAATCCGACAGTTTTAATTCAGGGATTAATGCTGTTGGCGATGCAAAAAAGCTCGTTCCGTCTATCGGTCAGGGAACAGGGGACTATCAGCGTATAGGAGATTCTGTTACCGCTATATCAATGACACTCAGGGGTGCTATTGTATATAATCCTTCTGCTGGTCAATATGGCACTTATGCTAATTCTAGACTCGGGGTTCGTATGATGGTCGTTCAACCCCGTCAATTTGCCAATCTTGGTGATGTTCAGGCTTCTGCTGCTACATGGATGGCTTTTCTTCTTAAGAAAGGCGGCACTACTGTTGCATTTACCGGAATATTAAGTGATTTATGGGCTCCCATAAACACTGACGGTATTATAAAATATTACGATAAGGTATTTTATTTAGATAATCCATATCAGGTGACCGCTATCGGCTCACAGGATATGAAAGGCTCAACAAGAATGTTTAGACGAACATTTAAACTTAGAAATAAGAAGCTTCTATTTGATGCTTCGATTGATGGTGGTTTAAATGCCACCAATTATGCACCTGTGTTATTAATTGGTTATGCTCATATGGATGGTTCTGCCGCCGATGTTGCTACAACTGCTATTCAACTCCATTACGACGTTGTTTTCAATTATGAGGACGCGTAGAGGTTTCAAACCTACGGTTTCAAACCTACGTTTTCAAACCTACCGTAGCTTTGCTTTTTCAAACATACGTTTTCAAACCTACCGTAGCTTTGCTTTTCAAACCTACGTTTTCAAACCTACCGTAGCTTTGCTTTTCAAACCTACCGTAGCTTTGCTTTTCAAACCTACGTTTTCAAACCTACGTAATTACCTCGGTTCTCGCGCCCAAGCGCGTATATTCACTTGTGTCACGCGTAAGCGCTGGGAACGGTCAATAGTCTGCGCACGGACGCAACGCGGACGTGAGACTTTGGACGTAGGCCCAGACCCCGTAAGGGGTGGATTCATTTATCACATTATTTCATAAAACAAT